GAGGAGATTGATGACGTCCACTACCAGAACGACAAGCTCGAGGAGATTATGGTCAACTACCGCAAGAGCCAGACGGCTGCGGCTTCCATGTTCGAGAAGCGCAAGCGCGACATGATGGCCAAGCCTCTGGAGGGAAGCGACACGCCCTTCATCGAGCCCGGGGACGAGAACAGCAAGTACTACACCAAGCCGGACGTTCCACCTATGCCCCACCCGGCTGATCTGCTCGACGACCTGAAGAAGGAGTTCCCAGATGTGTCGATGGAGGAGCTGGTCGCCAAGGCGGACATTCGCGTGGCGGCCGAGATGATGCGTCGCAAGGAGGCTGACGACGTCAAGGCACTGGAGGACGCGAAGACGAAGGAGCCCATCGTGGAGGAGGAGGAGGTACCCGATGCAGCCTAAAATATTGCCAAGTACTAATAATGTTATTTAAACTAATTGCGGTCGCGGTGGTCCTAGTCCTCTTGTACATGGCGTACAAGCGGTTCCCACCGGCACCCGCAAGAATATCTCAAACTGTTGCCGCTAATGACAATCAGTTTGATGTATTCAGAGATATGGAACCAGCCGATCAGACTCGTGAGAATCCTTGGCTGGGGTTTCTTCAGGAGGATGTCCGTGTGAAACGCACGGGTCCTATTGGGGATTTTATTGGGGCTGATTCCAATTCTGGGAACGCGCCTTTGTACCTTGTGACTTGAGTCCTTTCAGGACTTGGCCGCGTTAATTACAATAGGGCGCATACTGATTATCAAAACACCGATGACTATGCCGAGAAGAATGAGACCGACGGGATTTGTGTTTTTTAGAAACTCGAGAGGGTCCTTTTGGGGGGTCTCGAGGTCACGTTGAAACATAGGGCGGGGCTGTTCCTGAACCGGCCATTCACTTTCGGACGGCGGTCCGTTTCTTGACTGGGACGGCTGGTCGCTTTTTGACAGGAACGGCAGATTCTCCATCACTGTCTGAATCACCACTCTCGCTTTTATCTGGCACAACAAATCCATCTAAATTGCCATCTTCATCAGCGTCCTCCTCGTCCGAGTCCTCCTCGGAAAAGTCTTCAGTTTCTCCGACGGATTTAATCTCAGACTCGTCGGAATCGTAGTCGTCATCTGCGTAGTCGTCCTCGACCTGCTCGACGGGCTCGTAGCGCACCGGGGGCTTGGTGACGCGCCCGGAACGAGTCCGGGGCTCATGTGTCGGCGCGGAGTCGTGGGAAGGGGCCTTCTGATCGGCCATCTGGGTAGTCCACGAGTGATTCGTTTAAGTACTTGGGGAAGAACTGGACGCCTCTGGAAATTGCATTCTGGTTTATTATAAATTCCCCTTCGTAACCTAGCTCGTTTGCGATGGCCCCTAGATCCTCCTGGTGTTCTGAATCGTCCGCACGTCTTATGCCCATCGCAATGTCCCTGATATTCTCCACACCCGCATAGAGCGACTTGGCTGATTCATCGAGCTGGTCGGTCGAAGCCAACCGTTCGAACTCGTGGATGTTGGTCAAAAATCTTTCCCAGCTCTTTGGGTCCAGACCCGAATACACGTGGACCTTCTCTTTGTACTTTTTGAAACGTGCGACTGGGCCCATCGGGAAGAAAATCCATAAGAAAACTACCAGAAGGACTACCCACAATAGCAACATCATTGAGTTGCTCTACTATTGATGGAGGAAGAATATGTTCCTGACCCCTGAACTCGCGGCAGTCTTCGTCGAAACAACGCTGGAAGACGCGTCCAGAACGTATAGAAAACCATATATGATTCGACTTGTGTTCCTTGTGAATACCCTCGCAGTACTTGGCGTCCGTCTGTGCGAACCACCCGTCGTGATCGTGCCTCTGAACCTTCTTGATATGCGTTCTCCCCTGACCCTCGAGATACTTGCGCACAAACTCTTCGAGGGGGCCGTTATTCTCGAGGACATCCTCTTGACGCGGCTCCTCGTCCGTACGGACCGCAAAGAGCTCCATGGTTTCCACGTTGGGTTCCTTGGCGAACAGCGCGCCGTCCAGGTCTCTCCACGGAATGTATGGGTCTCCCGTGGGTTTCTTGTGCGACCAAAGCATTCGGAGGCCAGACCCGCCGTAGACGGAAGCATCGATAACACGGTCCCAGTCGAATGCAAAGTCTTGAGACAAATTCATAATGATTTTTGATCTAAATTGAAGAGCTTGGGTTTTAGTGACCACCAAGTCCGGCCAGTGAATATGAACACCGGATTTAATGAGTCCCTCACCGACAGGTCTGGGCCGGGCACGGGCAATCAGACACCTGGAGGTCTGGTCAATTGCGTCCCGAATTATAGAACAAAATTGAAGAAGATCTTCATCCTTCAGTTTCTCTTGAGCCTTGTAGTCAAGGTCCACGAAGAATTTGAAAAGTTCCGTCTTTTGTTCGACCACGTACAATTTCGCACCTGATTTAATCGCATCCACACAGGATTGGTGAAACTCCCGGGTTTCCTCTGTGGGCACGAACAAGATCCCACCGTCCATGAGGACGTGGGTGGCGTGGCCGTTCGGGACCCGCCATCTTTCTATTGACATTATCAATTCAGAGACTAAATTCTCTAAGACTCATCTTCACTAGAAGAATCCAGGAGCCACGACAGAATGTGTTTCTGTCTTTGAGGCTTTTTTGGGGGTCCCGTTTTTTCAGAAGGCGCTGCTGTTGTCTCGTCCTGCGGCCGAGACTCCATTTCCTGCTCAAGCTTTTCAATTTCATAACACAATTTGCGAAGGGACATGTCCTGTGCAAGTTGTTTAGGGTCCTCACCCTGACCACGCATAGTGGCGAGGATGGTGGCGAACTCGATTTTGGATCGGGTCATCCTATAGTAAGTGCGTAGCACTTATTTGGTCGCGCGGAGCGCGGCCAAATGAGAGTTTTGAAAAAGGTTCCGAAGCGCGGCGGCCTACAGATCCTTCGGAACTGGCGTCTCAGACCCTCAAATTAAAAGGAATCTTGGGATTGCTGAGAGCCTGTAGAAACTCGGGGTTTCCCAAGACGTGCTGGCGTATCATCGGCCAGAGGTTTGGCAATTTTGAAATGAAATCAAGAGTCTCAAATTTACAATCATCATTTTCATCATAATTCTTTCGGAAAGGAACCAAGTTGGCGTCCATCTTGCCCATTTCCTCTGTGAACCGTCTGACTATGTGCCGTTGTTCAATAGAGGTCATTTGCATGTTAAATACATAGACGTGATAGTGGTTCAGAACATCCACACCATCCTCCACGTCACGGGGTTCTGGGGTGTCGGTCGAAAACTTGAAGTAGGCGTAGGAGCCGCGCTTCAGGTTTATGATCCCTCGTGTTTCTTCTTCGAGTTCACGAACCGCACAACGAAGTGGGTTGTAAATCTCACGTCGGCGACACCCGCCTGTGACGAAGGTCCATTCACGGTACCTTCTGTCGTGTACGATGAGAAAGTGCGGAACATCATTCACTAGGGTGACGGGTATGGCGATTGCTTTGTGCCTCTCGCGAGGGACTCGGGGCGTCGTCATGACGACCCTCTGATATTTCCGGATCAAAAAAGTCGCGGAGATTTCCCGTACGTGGGCTGTACGTTATCAAAAATAGGAGACCCACAAGAAGAACCCAGTGCCAGAGTTGCATCGCTGATATATAATTTTTTAATAAAATGACCTAGGTACCGTGCTATATGCAAAACGCCGCTTAATTACTGTAAAGCACTGAACCCAAACCGTTCTGGATGCGCAGAACGTTAAATCCTATGGCATACAAATACGTGCTCTTGATCAGGTCGCCGATGGTGATGGTGGGGGGAACGACGATGCGGTACGTGTCGAGGCGGGAGAAGTTCAGGGTGCCGGTGGGCTGGAGCTTGGAGGTGTCCAGGCAGTAGCTGATGATGCCGACCTGGGCAACACCAGCATTGACGCCGTTGGGCTGGTAGCCGAATGGCGTGTTGTAATACTGGGGAAGATCCACAAAGGCGGGCAGGTGGCGGAACTCACCGATGTCCGTGCCGTTCACCTGGGTCTTGAGCATGTAATCCTTGACGGTGACGGATCCAGCACCGACGGCGCCATAGGTGGTGCCATACGAGGCGGTCGAGAAGGCCAGGAACTTGACGGGCTGGGCCAGAGCCAGCTCCTGCATCGTCTGGGAGCCCAGAACGATCGTGCGCTGTACCTGGGTGATCAGCAGGTCCTGGGGCGTGTTGGCGAAGTAATCGCGCTCCGTCTGGTCGAGGTACGTGAAGTTGGCCCAGCAGATGTACTGCAGGGCGTTGTAGTTGGCGGCTTTGGCGGCGCCGTCGAAGTTGGTCACGGCCGCCAGGTTGGTCGACCAGGTGATGCGCATCTCCACGTCGTGGAACTGCAGAGCAACCAGGGGCAGGGACACGGACCAGTCCTTGTTGAAGAAAAACTTGAGTGGGTAAAAGCCGGCGATTGAGTTATTCGCATACAGGTTGTTGCCGGCATTGCCGATCAGCAGACGCTGGCTGTAGTTCTGGGCGCCGACGACTGGCTCGATCTGGGTCGAGTAAACGACATCCTGGGTGTCGATAACCTGGCCGCCGATCATGAACTCCACCTTGTTGATGACGTTCGACCAGTTGGTGACGGACACCAGGGAACCGTTACCGTCACGAGCCGTCAGGTACACGTAGTTGAGCAGGTCACCCTTCTTCTCGAAACGGATGGTGGAGATACCGCCGGCGATGGGGGCGCCCTGGATCACCTGACGCTCCACTGAGCTGGCGTAGTGGGTATAACGCCGGTAGTTGGAGCGGAAAAAGGAAACCTCGGGCTTGCCCGTCAGCCAAGCGTCCTGAGCACCAGTTGCGACAAGTTGAACGATACCACCGCTCATTTTACAATTGGTCTAGATTATTTTACACCGCTGACAACGGCGGGAGGGCGATCGGATTTTTCTCGAGCTGCTGGATGGCCACGTCGAGGCACTTTGACGAAGCCAAGGGATTGAGGTTGTCCTTTTTCTCAACAAATCTGTAAAACTCTGGGCCCAGATAGTTCTGGAACCGGGCACCGTTCATGTGAGAGACGGGCACCGGCTTGGACTCGGATCGGAGGTTCGTCATGGCGCCCACCTGGTTGACCGGGTCATTACGGACGTTCATCCCGCCGGCGTTTCCTGCGCGATCTGGGTTGGAGCGGTTGTCGCTCACGCGCGTCAGGGACTTGTTGGTGTAAGCACCGGCTGAGCCACCCTCGGCATACGGCTGAGATACGTTGTACTGTGCTGGACCCATGGACAGCGTGTCATTGCGCGTCGTCTGCTCGTCACGAATGGTGCTCCGGGCCGTCTTGAGAAACTCTGGCCGACCCTCGGCACCGGTGACGGGGCCGCCCTGACCCTGGGCACGACCCTGGGCGGGATCACGGTGCCACGCCTTGGTGTCCTTGGCCTGATGAGTAACCTCACCGATGCCACCGGCGCCACCGCTCTTGACGAAATAAGCAGCTGGACCGTTGCGACCCTCGAGCGTCGTGAGGCGCTCCTCATTGATGTTGTTGGGCAACACACGGAAGTACTGGTGGAAACCACCGGCCGCATCCACGTTGGAGTCGACACCCAGACCTGGACCGACACGACGGCGCTCGATTGGCTGGAGGTTGTTCATCTTGTTCGTCACATACTGGCGATTAGACAGGTCATAAACGGGCTGACCGAATGGAGAGCGACCCGCGGTTGGCACGGTGTCCTGAAGATTCTCAACCGCATGCTTTGGCTCGAGGCGCCAGTCGCCGATGCGACGACCGAGATTGGGCGTCATGACGCGCAGATCAAAGGCGTCCTTGGAGTGATCACGAGCATTCGCAGCGAGGTCGATGTCACGACGGGTAATTGGCCGAGTGGTTGGCAGTGGTTTGCGTCCCTGGGGCTCTTCCTGGCCATCCGAGAGACGCTTACCGGCAAACACAAGACCGACGACGGCGGCCAAACTCAAAGGGTCCATCGCTAGTTATGTTTAGGTACTATTTTTTTTACTTCTTCGCGCTGTGGTAACGCTGAACAAAACGATTATTCTGGTCATCGGCATACGTGCTGATGGGGTCCCAAGACATGACACGCTGTGGGATGGTCACGTAGCTATTGGGGAAGTCGTATGACTGCTCGGACCAGCCCTTTTTCCACGCCGTGGTCGTCTGCTCACGCAGGTACGAACTGGCGTCGGCCAGGTCTGCGAGAACGACGGTCGCCGGCCCCATGTGAACGTTGGGCTGGAGAATAACGGGAGCCGCATCAAGACGTGGCATTCTTAATTTTAGTTGCGAAAAAAACCAGGCTTACCGACCGTTGCCTCCACGCATCTGTGTACGCTCTGGGAAATGGAACTGTGAATTATCTGGATCGCACGCCCGACCGCCCTGGTCCTTGCACATGGGGGCAAACTGCTTGCCGTATGCGGCGGTTGCGAAAGCGTTCTGGTCGTTGGGAATCGTCGAAGATGCCGTAGTGTAAAAGTTGCGCTCGGCATCGCGAACGCGCTCGAAAGGGTGTATGGTGCTCCACGCCGCCTGGACGTCGGCGCGGACGCTGGGGTACCAAGCCGCTGGTGGGCGGTCTGGATTTTCGGTGTATTCGCTCATCAACACGTTGCCCATAGGGTTGGTGACGGACGGAAGCGTCACCTCGTCGCGCAAAAGGCTGGGGGAGCGACCATCACCGTAGGCTGGGCGAAGGAGGCCGTCCGAAATGAGATTCGAGCTCCACATGTAATAAAGAACACCGAACGCCAGTGCGCCTAGTGCAAAAATGCGAGGGTCGCGGTTGATAAGGTAAACTATGATTGTCGC